CTCCGTACAGCCGTGCCAGCTTGGGGCTGCTGATGAAATGCTCTTGTCCGTCGTTGGCGCTGGTCACATAGCCAGGGCGCAACACGTAGCGGGGGCGACTGATTGCGCCGTTGGGGTCAGGCATTGATGTCACGGGTTATGCCGCATGTGTAACGGCGTTGGAGCAGCTCTGCTACCACAGGTCGCAGCAGCTCTTGCAATTCCAGGTTGTAGGCGCTGGCAATGTCCGCCAGCCGGGCCCGCCGTGCCCGCTCTGCTCGGGCCATGGTGCCTCGATCCACCAGCCCCCAGGCGGCGGCGATGGTGGCAGTGATCGGCGCTAGGGCCGGAACTGGTTGAGCGGGGAGCAGCCGCGCTGAGTCAGCAGCCAAAGCCTCGACCTGCAGCAGGCCCCAGGTCCCGGCTGCGTAGGTGTTGACCACCGCAGCGACCAGCGCCGCGCCGATCTGCTGGCGATGGCGCCAGAGCCACTGGCCCCCGGCCGCAATGGCCAGGCCGGCCAGGGTGATCAGCAGGGGGGCGATGCGTGCCGCCGCTGCAGTGGGGTGAAGGGTTCGAGATTTGGTCATGGGATTGGGGGGGGGGATTGGATTGGTTGCCGGGAAGCCCTGGCGCTAGTGGGGTGATCAGACGAGGCTGGCGGCCTCCATGGTCCCGGCCATGGTGCGCAGAATGGCGTGCGCTTTGCAGAGTTCGGCCTGGATGTCAGCGGGCAACTCCAACCAGAAATCGGTGCCCTGCAGGGCCTCCAGTTCGTTGGCTGCGTTGGTGGCGGCTGTGTGCGCGTTGCCGAAGTCCATGGCGTGAAAACGATTGGATCCGGGGAACTCTGCCCCGGTGATCAGAATGTAACGCCTAGATAACGCCCCAGCGCCCTAAGGATGTGACGCTTTACGGATTGTCATGAGGTTGGGGTTGTTTCGTGGCAAACCGTGGCAAACCGTGGCAAACCGTGGTAGGTTCTGGAGACGCGCCACACCCGTGCGCTCCCCCATCCCCATGATCACTGACCCCCGGCACCGCGAGCTACTGCAACGGGCAATCGATGCCCAAACCTTGGTGTCCGATGAGTTGCAATCAGCTCATCGAGCGAGAATTGCATTACCGATTGACGACCCCAGACGACTAGGCGTGACAGACCTTTACCAAGACTGGGAGGCTTTGGAGCTTCTTATTTCTGGCTCTTTAGAGCTGCTGAACGAGAGGCCCCAGCCATGACCCTCCCATTCACCGGGGGAGTGTTTCTCGCCGGCGTGGTCTGCATCGCCTGGATCAGCACAACCCTTCGGGCCCCTCAGATCCCGACACCGCCGCCCCATCCCTTGCTGTTCGAGCAGCACCAGCCAGTAAGGCATCCATGAGCAAGTTGATACCAAAACGCCGCCCCGGCCCCGGCACACGGGTCAGCGGTGCGATTTACGACGCCGTCGGCAACAGCGTAAGGGTGGACGCGCATCTATCTGCAGATGCCTACCAGCGGCTCAAGCTGTTGCAAGAAAAAACCGGCGACACCCAGGCAGGCGCCTTTCGCTCCCTAATTTTTAGGGGTGCCGAATCCCTTGGGTTCAAAGATTCGGTTTCCGCCATTGATGCGTTGGCTGCCGCCAATGGCGGGGCCAGCGATGCCAGGGCCGTGCATCACCTGATCCGGCTCGGCGCCGGACTCAGCCCAATTCTTTCCAATCCTCCAACGCCATGAATCAACCATCTGATTGTGTGTCAGTGGCTGAGTTCCTGGACGCCAAACGCATTGACGCGACGATTTGCCACCTGGGAGGCCTGCGTGCATCCTGGAGGGCCATGGCCAGGCCCCAGCGGATTGATGCACTGCGGGTTGCAGCTCTAAGCCTGGGGAACATTGCTGATCGGCAGCTCCCGTTTGATCAGCGCCGCACCCGATGCCAAGTCGCTGGATCTGAAAACTGCATCTTGATGGGAGTACTCGCCCTGATTGCCTCCGCCCTGGCCTACACGGTAGGGGTTGAGCAAGGCCTCGCACGGTGCATGCAAGGAAGGGCTGTGGGAAGTGCTGTGGCTCCGACGGTGGTGCGATGAAAATCGCCGACTACCACCGCCACCCAGCCTGGTCCCCAACGGCGCTCAAATGCGCCGCGACCGAAACCATGGCGGTATTCAATCACCGGTTTGGCCCTGGTGCCGCGCCGTTTGTTCCGTCCGATGACATGAATAAAGGCAGTTTGGTTGACTGCTTGCTAACGCCTCCATTTTGCATTGACGAGATGTTTGCTGTCTACGAAAATGTAGACAAGCGCACTAAAGAAGGGAAGGCTAACTGTGCCGAAGCCGCAGAAAAAGGGCTTACCGTTATCAGCTTAGCATGGCTTGCAAATGCCGAGGCAATTGTCAAAGTTCTCAAAGCTGATCCTGACATCGGCCCGGTCCTGGACAAACTAACTAAAGCGGCCTGCCAAGTTCCACACTTTTGGAACGATGAGGCCGGCCGCCCTTGTCGGATGCTGCCTGACATCATAACGATTGACGGCTGTCTTTATGATGTCAAAAAAAGCCGATCTGCCAAGCAAAAAAAATTCTATTGGCAGGCTATGGATCTTGGATATGACTTACAAATGTCACACCTTGATCTCGGCTTTAAGGATAAATACGGTCGCCCCCCCGAAGAGATTGGCGTCATTGCTTTCGAGTGGGAAACCCCGCATGATTGCACCTTGCTAATTCTTGATCAAGACGACATCGCCCTAGGTTTTGAAAAACGCGAAGAGGCATTCCGCCGCATCGCTGAATGCCAGACTTCTGGCATCTGGCCCAGCTATGGGCGGCAATCTTTCCGACCGGAACGCGCCAGCGTTGCGCCATTAACCATTGATCCCGATTCTATTGAGCTTTTCTGATGACTTCCTCAGCACTTGCAACACGCGACGACAGCGACGACCTAAGGGTATTTTCCCTGGATGGATTTGAAATAGCCCAAAGAATGGCCAAGTCTTTGGCGTCTTCTACTTTGGTGCCGAAAATATACCAGGGACAGGACGGCCTGGCCAACTGCCTGATTGCATTAGAGCTTGCCAGCAGGCTAAAAGTTTCTCCAATGGTGGTCATGCAAAACATGGTTCCCATTTATGGCCGACCATCATGGAGTAGCCAGTTCTTGATTGGCACGGTAAACGCTTGCGGCAGGTTCTCGCCGTTGCGTTATATCTTCGACAATGAAGATGAGCCTACTTCTTGCTATTGCGAGGCTAAAGATCTTGCTTCTGGCGAAGTCCTGAGAGGTGAAAAAATCACTATTGCCATGGCCAAGGCTCAGGGTTGGTGGAGCCGCAAAGACTCAAAAACAGGCGCAGAAACCAGCAAATGGCCCACTATGACCGGCCAGATGTTGCGGTTTCGCGCTGCATCGTGGTGGGTGCGGGTGTTCTGCCCTGAGATTTCCCTGGGCCTTGGCACGCAGGAGGAAGCCATCGACGTAGAGGCGGTCGCCGTGGCTGAAGTACCAGCGGCAGCTATTGCCCCTGCAGTCCCCGCCCCCCTGACGCACCGGGCCGAAGAAGTGGTTGAAGCCCTCACCCCTGAACCAGAGCCCCAGGCCCCAAATTCCGAAGCTCCACCCAGTTCCCCGGATTTAGGGCCCAGCACCCTGACCTTGGAGGCCGCCAGCACTTCAGAGCAGCCCGCCCCGGCCACCGAACCTGGCACGGCTCAGCGGCTGCCCCAGGGGCGAACCATCGTGGCTGCCGACCCCCAGCCAGCGCCCGCGCCTGCCCCTGCAGCTGGCCGACGGTCCGCCGCGCCTGCCCCAGTCCGCCGGTCGGGTCCTGCTGCTGCGCCTGCTGCTGAGGCCCCGAGCCCTGGCCTGGATTGATCACTGCCCCATCCCATTATTCATTCCCCCATGGATTCATCTATCAATCTGTCCGAAATTTTGGCTAGCCATGCCAAATGGTTAGCTGACACAGCAACCGGAGACAGGTCCAACCTCAGCGGGGCCGACCTCAGCGGGGCCGACCTCAGCGGGGCCGACCTCAGCGGGGCCGACCTCAGCAGGGCCGACCTCAGCAGGGCCGACCTCAGCAGGGCCAACCTCAGCTGGGCCAACCTCAGCGGGGCCGACCTCAGCGGGGCCGACCTCAGCAGGGCCAACCTCAGCAGGGCCGACCTCAGCAGGGCCAACCTCAGCAGGGCCGACCTCAGCAGGGCAGTGGGCTTGGCCGTTGCGGTTGATGCCCCCCAGCGACTCCAGGCCGCCATAGCCGCAGCGCTCCAGCCAGGCGCCTTAGAGATGGACTGTTGGCATACTTGCGAAACCACGCATTGCCTAGGAGGGACTGCAATCCACCAGGCCGGCGAATTGGGCCGATTGTTGGAAGCTGTGGCAGGTCCTAATTTGGCTGCTCTTATGTTGCTGGGCCCAGAGGCTCATGCCCACTTTTTTGACAGCAACGAGGATGCAATTAAATGGATGCGGTCTGTAATGCAATCTCCGGCATAATTTTTATCTTTATTCCATTCAATTCCTCCCCATGCAATTGATCACTCTTCTGGCCTACATCAAGGCCCCGCCCACGCTCAGCCCGTCTGGCGATACCCAATCCGCCGCCTTCACCGCGCAGGTGGCCGCCTACAAACACGAGGATCCCCCGATGGACATTGCCGCCACTGTCTGGGGTGACGCTGCCGCCAGGGCCGCCGCCAACATCCGAGCCGGCAGCTACTCGGTCTTGTCGGGGCGGTTCAAGATTGAAAAAGGGCAGCCCTTGGAGTTCCAGGTCGAAAAATTTGATGCAGTGTCTGCCCCCGTGGATTTGGCGGGCACCAACCGGGTGGCCCTGGCAGGCAGGGCCGGCCGCGACCCTGAGGTCAGCTACTTTGAGTCGGGCGTCATGGTTGCCAAATTCACCCTGGCCGTAAACCGCCGCAGCCGGGACGATAAGCCCGACTGGTTTCCGCTAGAGATCTGGGGCAAGCAAGCCCAGGTCGCTGCCGACTACGTGCGCAAGGGCTCATTGCTGGGCACCACCGGATCGTTCAAGCTCGACCGCTGGATCGACCGCACCACCGGAGAGGAGCGCAGCAAGCCGGTGATCACAGTTGACCGTCTGGAGCTGCTGGGCAGTAAGCGGGACGCCGAGGGTGGAGCCGGGGCAGGTGGGTATTCGGCCCCTGGTTACGGCGGCCAATCAGACGAGGAGGTCCCTTTCTGATGGGACTCTTCACCTGGATCAACGGGCTTTTACAGCCCCAGAAAGGCACGATCATCCTTCGGGCGCTGGGGGTGAAGCCATGAAAGCCGCTGAGTTTGCTTGTTGCGCCGATCAAGCCCGCGAGTTGGGGCTGACGGTAGGTGACACAATTCAAGGCCGCCAGGATGTTGGCGAAGGCTGGAGCGAGGCCCGAATCACACTGCTTTGGTTGGGCACGACCCAATCAGTGTGGATTGTCAGCGGTCGCACAAGCCGTAACCGTTCAAGATTCGAGCGCGGCTGGTCATCTCCCTATGAGTCCGCAAACTGGGATTTGCACTGCCAAGATTGGAAGCGGGTTGCTACTCCGCCGGAGCACGCCGTCTTACTAGCGGCGCTGGTGGTGGAGCCGTGATCAAACGCCCCCTGGCTGAGCAGTTCCACCAAAAAGTGCTGGACGGCATCAAAGTCAGCACCATCAGGCCAAACCCATGGCCGGTGGGTACTCCGATCCAGTTGTTTCGATGGGAAGGTTTACCCTACCGGAGCAAACATATAAACGGCCCAGCTGTAATTGCTCGCAGTGTAAATGGGATAATGATAGCCCGTGACGCGGCAGGCGCAATTAGCTATCATTTGGCAGGCGACAATTTACGCCATGCGATTACAGACTTATATGTGATCGAGGGCTTTGACAGCCAAGAAAAAATGAATGACTGGTTTCGCCGATTAGTAAAGCCTGGCCAAACAATCCAATCGTATCAAATGTTGTTTTCCTTAATTGAACGATGACCGGCCCCTTCTACTTCCCTCGACCACCCAGGCCACCATCCCAGCGCAACCCCTATCTAAACGCCATGAGCGCTGCCAGTTTAATTGCCGGGTTTGCTTTTATTTTTGATGCCAATGCGATTGGATTTGTTTTTGGCATTTTGACCTGCATTTGTTTCGCTCTGACTATTTGTCACGCGAGGTTTCAACCATGACCCCAACCCTCCACGCTCTGGCCCGCTGGCTGACCCCCTGGCGGACGATCCGCAAGCTGGAGGCGGAGAATCGGCGGCTATCTCAAGCCCTTGGCGACAGCGCCCTAGAGCCGATGATCATGCACCAAAAACACTCCTTTGCGCCAGCTGTGTCGGAAAGAACAGATGGATCTGATACCTATCAGCAATGTGAATACTGCGACGGCACGGGCAAGGTTGACGACTACGGCAACCCGTCCAGCGGCGATCGCGTCATTTACTGCACCTTCCCAGACTGTGGCTGCGATGGCGCGAGGTTGTGCCAGGCCGAGAAGGGCACTAGTAGCTGCGCCGCAATGCTGAACATTGAACGCGGGTCTTTGAAGCCATGACTTTGCGCGACCAACCCACCACCACCGAGGACCCCATGACCACTGATTCCAGCCGCGCCGGCTTTGAGTTTGCTGTGAAGTTTATCCGCGCTCAAAACGACCAGGCCCTATTCGCTAGTGCCACAGTCGCATTAGCCGAGCTGGCCTGGATTGACGCCGACCATCAGCCCCCAGCAACTAAACCGACAGCAGACCTGATCCCGCTGGCGTTTATTCCTGCTGGCAGCTTCTTGATGGGTTCGCCCGAGCACGAGCCTCACCGATCAAAAACTGAATGCCCCCAGCATGAGGTAACACTGGCCGCCTTCTGGATGGCCAAGACACCGATTACTCAGGCACAGTGGCGCACGGTTGCGAGTTGGCCACGGGTCGAACGCGACCTAGACCTCGATCCCTCGCGCTTTAAGGGAGATAATCGTCCAGTGGAGCAGGTGAGCTGGCACGATGCAATGGAATTTTGCTATCGCCTCAGCCAGCACACCGGCAAGAACTACACCCTGCCCAGCGAAGCCCAGTGGGAGTACGCCTGCCGAGCTGGCACTACCACATCGTTTCATTTTGGGCCCACGATTAGCACGGAGGTGGCAAATTACGACGGTAAATACATCTATGGCCAGGGCTCGAGGGGCATCTACCGCCAGCAGACCATCGATGTAGCCAGCTTCCCGCCCAATGCCTGGGGCCTGCATGACATGCACGGCAATGTCTGGGAGTGGTGCCTCGATAAATGGCACGACAGCTACGGGGGGGCGCCAGTGGACGGTGGGGCCTGGAATGCAGTGGAGGGCGACAGCCTGGGAAAGCGCTGCGCGGCGGGTCGTGGATCAACAAACCCGCGAGCTGCCGCTCGGCCTCCCGCCTCAACAACCACCCGGACTCCCGCTACTCCAACATCGGTTTCCGCGTCTGTTGCCTCTGACGCCAGCTACTACGTGCTGCGCGGCGGGTCGTGGCTCAACTCCCCTGCGGGCTGCCGCTCGGCCTACCGCTTCAACGGCCTCCCGGTCTTCCGCTTCGACGGCATCGGTTTCCGCGTCTGTTGCCTCCCCCAGGGCTAATTCTTTACCCTTTCATCCTTTAATTCTTTATGCTTGGCTGTTGATTATGCAAGCCCTCCCCGCTAATGCCCGCGATCAACGCTTGATGCCCGATCAAATCCAAATCACCCATCAACCCAGAACCATGACCACTGATTCCGCCGACCGTGCATTGTCCCAACCCTTACCAGAAATTTCCGCAACCGGGGCGTTGACGGACATTCAGTTATGGGAATTATTGCCTGAGCGCCTAGAGCAAAACCTCTTGGCAATGGTCCAGATTGCAGCACCCCACCACAATTTGAGGCCAATTGATCTGCTGCAAAACATAGCGCCTGATTTTGTTAATTATGCCCGCGCCGTCCTGAAGGCTAAGCCACAAGCGGCAAGGCCAAGCGAAAAGGATCTCTACGACCTGGCGGCGGAGTTTCACGGCGACCCGGTGCCAGCGATGCGCCGTGCGCTGGAGCTGTGGGGCAACCCGCTGCGGGGGGTTCCAGCGCCTGGGGAAAACCTAGCCACCCCGCCATTCCCGGAGCCGGGTGAAGCTAAAGAGCTGCATCCGTTGTGGTATTTGGTCGAGTTCCTGGAAGGTCACTCTTCCTTTTGCCGGCAAACAGAGCCAACGGACGAGCTGGCCCAGATACTCTCCGATTCTGCCACCCTGCTCCAGCAGCAGGAAGCCGAGCTGGCCGCCCTGCGGGGGGCGCCTGGCCCCACATTCCAAGACGCCATCCGCCTAGCCCAGGGCTGCCACGACTACTCAGGCGGCCATAGCGGGGCAGAGGGGGAGGCTTGGCATGGCGCCATCGATACGGTCGTGGACGTGCTCAAGCGGGCGGCGGCTGGGCCCTGGGACAGCCAGATCAGGGCGGTGTATGGCGTTGGGGTGGAGGCCGGGGCTGGGGAGGTGGCTGAGCTGGGGCCGGTGGCCGAGCTTGACGACCAACACCGTGAGGCGGTCCACCAGGCCGTAGCCGAAGCGCTGGGCGGGGCTTACGACTGCCAGCGCGTATGGGAGGCATGGGGCGTCGGGACCATGGGCCCAGATGATTTTGTGCCGGTGGCCGAAGACAGCGACCGCGTGGCTGAGATTGCCGATGCGGCCATTGAAGCGTTCCGCGCCATTCCGCAACCAGCAACCCAGGCTGGGGAGGTGGCGTTAGCGGGCAACCGGCGATCAGCGGAATCGCTGCAGCTGGCCCACGAAAGTTGCCGTTCACTTGGAACAAAAAACGGCGACTGCCCAGATGATGAAATCTGTTGGCTGGATATGCTGCCCTGTTCTCATTACGAAAACTGTGCCACCCCGCCAGCGCCCCAGGCTGGGGAGGTGGAGGCGTGAGCACTCCCATGAGCCCCGACACCCTGGCAATCCTGGCCGCCTTCAGAGACAGCCCAACCCTGAACGAGGCCGTCGCCCAAGGCTTCAGGGCCCTGGCGCTGCTCAAGTCGGACGAACCATTGACGCCGGATCGGCTATTCCGCATCGCCGACGAGCTGGACCCGTGATCATTCCATCCCCAACCACCCTCACCCCTGACTCTCCACTTGCATGACTATCCTGGCTGACTTTCAAATCCGCGCCCTTTGCGAATCGGGCATGGTCACACCCTTTGATCCCGAACTGCTGAATCCCGCCAGCCTGGATCTTCGCCTGGGTTCAAACATCCTGATTGAATCCAGTGAAGGCCCGGATCTTGTGCCCTGCTGCATTGCCAACTACACCCCCGCAAATCCCTATCAGGTGGTGCCAGGGCAATTCCTGCTCGCCGAAGCGGAGCCCATTTTTAACCTGCCCAATTGCATTGCAGCGCAGTTCGTGCTGAAGTCATCCCGCGCCCGCGAGGGATTGCAGCATCTGTTTGCTGGATGGTGCGATCCTGGTTGGAACGGTTCCCGCCTGACCCTTGAACTAAAGAACGTGCGCCAGCTTCATTGGGTTGGTATCTACCCAGGGCTCAAGATCGGACAGATGAAGTTTATGAAGATGGATGCGACACCACTGGCGAATTATGCGGAGACCGGCCGCTACAACGGGGACCAAACCGTCAGGGGGTCACGTGGATAAGCCCAACCCAACCCCAGCCCGTGGCCGCTTCATTGTCCTGGAGGGGATCGACGGCTGCGGCAAGACCACGCAGCTGGAGGCCCTGCGCCAATGGTTGCCCACCAGCGGCCTGCTGCCCCCCGGCGCCCGCGTGGTCGTGAGCCGAGAGCCTGGGGGAACCGCCCTGGGTCAGGCGTTGCGGTATCTGCTGCTGGACCCTCCTGGGGAAGCGGCCCCGGTGCCCCGTGCCGAGCTGCTGCTGTATGCGGCCGACCGTGCCCAGCATGTTGAAACCGTTCTACGGCCAGCGCTGGAGCGGGGGGATTGGGTGCTCTGTGATCGCTTCACCGGATCAACCGCCGCGTATCAGGGCTTTGGCAGGGGGCTGGATTCGGAGGCGATCTACGCCCTGGAGTCCATCGCGACCAGCGATATTCCATTCAGTCTCCAGCCTGACCTGACCCTCTGGCTGGATGTGTCTCTGGCCGAGTCCTGCCGGCGCCGTGGTGGCCAATTAGCCGACCGCCTTGAGGGGGAGGGGGTGGCGTTTTTGGGTCGCGTTGCCGATGGGTTCCTGGAGCTGGCCGTGCAACGGGGCTGGGTACGCATCGCTGCTGGCCGTCCCGTAGTTGCCGTGACGGGGGACTGTTGCCGCGCCATGGTCCGCCAGTTTGGGGGGCGGGCATGACCCTGGCCGCACCCTTCCCTTACTTTGGCGGCAAGCGCCGCGCCGCTCTCCGCGTCTGGCAGGCCCTGGGTGATCCCGCCGGCTATGTCGAGCCCTTCGCCGGGTCGGCTGCGGTCCTGTTGGCTCGGCCTGATTTTGCCGGCCGCCGGGTTGAAACCATCAATGATGCGGACGGCTGGCTAGTGAACACATGGCGAGCAATTCAGCTCAGCCCTGCCGAGGTAGCCCATCACGCCTGGGGCCCCGTGGCTGAGATCGATTACCACGCTCGCTTGGCATGGCTGCAACAGCGCCGCACGCCTGACCTGGTGGCATGGCTTGAGGGCGACCCGGAGGCGCATGACGCCAAGGCTGCCGGGTGGTGGCTCTATGTGGTTGCCTGCGGCATCGGTGATCCGTTTGGCCCTGGGCCGTGGCGGGTGGTGGATGGCCATCTCCGCAAGCTGCCGCACCTGGGGGATGCGGGGCAGGGCGTGAATCGCAAGCTGCCGCACCTGGGGGATGCGGGGCAGGGCGTGAATCGCAAGCTGCCGCACCTGGGGGATGCGGGGCAGGGCGTGAATCGCAAGCTGCCGCACCTGGGGGATGCGGGGCAGGGCCAGCTTGAGAGCTACATGGGGCAGCTTGCTGATCGCCTACGCCGTGTCCGCATCACCTGCGGATCATGGGAGCGGGCGGTGAAGCCATCGGTTACCCGCAGCGGCGCCGGTGGCGATGGCAGCCGAGCGATCTTTTTGGATCCGCCCTACGCCACATCAGGTGATCTCTACGCCCATGTTGATGTTGACGTGGCCCTGGCCGTACGCCAATGGTGCATTACCGCTCCACGTGAGCAGCGAATCATCCTGTGTGGCTACGACGCCGAGCACGACGACCTATTGACCCATGGCTGGACTGTTACCGAGGGCAAGGCTGGTGGAGGGGCTGGCTACAACACCAATGGCCTGAACGGTCGCCGCGAGCGGCTGTGGTTGTCACCCGCCTGTATTGGCAGTGAGCAACCCGACCTGTTCGCCTCAGCGGGGCCGGTGGCGTGATCACCCCTCTCGAACCGCAGCACGGGCCTCCAGTTCGCAGATGCGCCGGGCGGCCTGGCGGATGATCACGCCATTCGTTACCGACTGCGTGAGCAGCACGTAAGCCTGAGCCAGCACCTGCTCGGGGGTCATCTGTTGCAGCATCATGCGGCCCCGTTCCAGGTCTGATTCGGCATCTAGCGTGAGGTTCGGCACCATCCAACTGTTCGAGGTCGAGGCCATGGCAGATCAGGAGCTGCAGTTGAGGGTAGGAACAGACGCAAAAGGCGGCGGCTGCTGGGAGGTGTGCATTGATGGGGTCTTACACCAGGACCGATCGCAAGCCCCCCTGCGTGCCCTGATCGAGCAGCAGCAGGGCAGGCAACCGCATAACCCCTCGGCCCGGTGGGCCCAGGTAGAACCGATCGAGGGGCTAGACGAGGATGCCGACGCGGGGCAGGCTGGCTGGGGGGGCATGGTGCAGGACGAGGGGGGCTGGCGGGGGGAGGGCTAGCGATCTGCAACGATCGCCCACCCCCGGCCCGGCTCAAACCGGTAGGCCCCATTCCCGATCGAGCGAACCATCCAGCGGCGGCCGAAGCGCTCCCGGCTGAAGTGCAAACCCTGGCCGTTGGGACTGAGCGTTTCGCCGGTGATCAGATCAGGATCCCCCCATGGGTCATTCACGATCACGCTGTTGCGAGTGTGGCCGATGACGATCATCCAATGCCCCCCGCCGGTCGGGCGATGCAGGGGGCCTCGATGCAGGTATCCGCAGGGAACCGGGATGCTGCGCAAGATCTGCTGCTCGATCGTCAAAAAATCGGCAACCTGCTCAAACCTCGCAGTGATGCCGTAGTGAGCTAGGGCCTGGATCTGGGCACCGACTTGGGTGGTGTCGCCGAACCGCTGCACCGTTGCCAGATACTGATCATCCCCGTTGGGCCCCTGGAGGGTGCCGGGTTTCAGGGCTTCCAGCAGCATCGCGCAACTGGATGAGAAACAGGTGCGGTCTCGTTGGCCCAGCTGCGCCGAATCCCGTTGGCGGTAATAGGGCACGCCGATCAGCGGATTAGGGGGAGCAGCTGTCATGGGCCCGGTAGCATAGCGGCAACAATCTAGCCCCGCCCAATGCCCGTTTTCACGCTCAGCAACCGGGCCCAGTACAGCCTGACGACCCCTGACATGCCATTAACAGGCACGTTCTACGGTCAATTGATGACCTCTGCTTTTACGTTTAACCGTGACACCCATGACACGATGGCCGCAATCACCAGCGGCGAGATCACCCCTGTTACCGGCTATTTAGCAGGCGGCAAGCCGTTGGTGCTCAGTAACTCAATGAACACCACTACCGGAATCAATGCCCTAGTCATTAACCCGGTTACATGGAATGCCAATATCACGGGCGCCAGTGGGATTCTGATTTATTATCGACCATCAGCAACACCTTCTCAGCAAATAGTTTTAGGCTGCAACCACTTTGGCAGCCCTCAAAGCAGCGTTGGGGGGTTGTTCAGGGTTGAGCAAATGCAGATCGAAACCGCGCAAACAAACAACAACAGTATCATAATTCCTTACGCAACAATTAACGCAATCATAAACAAAACCATAAACCTGAGTGCAGGCAACTTCTACGCCATGCTGCTGGGGGCTGGCTACACTCCCAGCGCCACTCATTCGTTTCGGTCAAATCTGACCAACGAAGTGACAGGCACTGGCTACACCGCTGGTGGCGTGCCTGCTCCGCTGACGATCACACGGGATGATGCTGCTGATAAAACCATAGTGCAGGCCAATCAAATTATCCTTACGGGCGCTACAGCTTCGCCTAAATATGTGGTTTATTATCAAAGCCTTGGCGGTGCGGCTTCTGCTGACCGTGTTTTGATGATTGTAGATTGGGGCATAGTCTACCCTGCCAATGGTGCCGCGTATCCGATCAATGCCAATAGCGTTGAGATCACTGGGGTTTACGTTTAATGGATTTCCCTGAATCCTGTCTGCCGATCGGGAGGCCGCATACATTAGGTGATTTCAATATCGCCGCTGAACTTGATCGGCGGTTTTTATTGAGCGACACCCTGGCTGGCCAAACCGTGTCCCTGCCCCTGCCCCTGCTCAGCCCCGCACAGTTCGCCGATTTCGTGCAGCACTTCCGAACTGTGGGGCTGCTGGCATCCTGGGAGCTGCCTGCTGCGGTCTGGGTGGGGCGTGCAGTTCCCCCGACGCCGGTTCGATGGCGCTATGCCTCGGCACCATCGTGGGCCCTGCAGCCTGGCGAGCTGTGGGAGGTTGCCGGGGTTGAGCTGCGTGCGGTGTGAGCTAAAAAATTGGCAGCGGCCCGGTCGGTACGGTATGTGGCCTGGCGGCTAAGGTGATCTGGAAATCATTGAACCGTCCATTACAGATTTGAGAATCCCCAAAGCGTTTTCCTATGTCTAAGATTGTTTGCGGGTAATTGCGAATATATGTAGGCACAGGATCGGGAGACACTGGAGTAATAAATGTCTGGCCGCTGACTGTCGAGAACGATGTTCTTACAAACCCAGCCGCTCTGGTCTGCTGGAAGAAGTACCAGTTCCCTGGAGAGACCACTGCTTGCCCGCTATAATCAGCTTCAAACCCGATCCGGGATCCAGGGCTATTCAAATTGTCAGCATAGTAAACCCATCCATCTGACTCGCCTACAAAAGCATTCAAAAAGCTAAAATCTGCTGGTACAGATCCGATATTTCCTGCTGCATTTGTAATCTGAAACAACTCGTTCCTTGTGGTCAATGTTGTTAGATTAAACCAAAATCTGATTGTGTAATCTCCTGCGCCCAAGGCCTGCGCCAGTTCTACCGACAGCCAGTCTGGCGTGCTGTCGGCGCTATTCAATAGTGCAGAGCCGGCGCCCCAGCGACCTGCGCTGGCATCGATGCTGATACCGCCTTGCGTTGTTATTGACCCCGATTGGCCGCTGACATCGGTAAAGCCCTTGTCAGCAGTCAGGGGCAGATGCACCAACACTGACCCGTAAAGAGGATCGTTCAATGGCGTCGATACGAGCCCAGCTGGCGACGTCTTCAGCAACAACAGCGTCGATTGGGACGGCGTGCCCGTAGACATCCCCGCCGCCGTGGTGGTCAACTGCACGATCGTGGATCCGCTGGGGGTGCCCGCCGGCAGGGCCCTGGCCGCTGTGGTGCGGAGCACGATGCGGGTCGAGCCGGAGGGGGTAGAGGCCCGTCGAATCCAGACCCCGACGAACTGAACGGCCAGGCGGTAGAACTCGCTGCCGGCGACCGCCCGGACGTCGTCCTGAGTAACCGGCCGCGCATAAGACCACTGAAACCCGGCCGGAGTCAGTGCCGTGGCCAGGGTGGTGGGATGAAACCCAAACGAGCGGCCCCGCTGCGCCTGCTGGTGGTCTGGCACGCTGCGGGCGTCGGCCTCGGTCAACCCGTCAAACGTCATATTCAAAACGTCCCCGGTCGCTACCAAGTCGGCGGTGCTGGTCACGGTGCTGCCGTCGTAGCCAGCCTGCAGGGTGGCTGGGACCGTGCCAGGGGTGATTAAGACGGTGGCAGGGCGAAGGGTCGGGAATGTGGTCATGCTATACAGGTGGCGAGGCAGGATCGGTTGTTTCCGGGAACGGTCCTGACAGCACCCCTCGATCAAAAATATAAGGCCACGTCTGTTGATAACTGCCGTTTATCAAGTGCTGGTATTGAGTTGGCAGGCCAGTGGCCGTCCCATCTGGATTGAATGCAGCAACAAAAGTAGACTGCGAGTTTTGCTCTACAATCACTGCCCTTTGGCCTGGGCCAACCTTAATGATTCGATTTTCTATTACAATGCCCGCATATGCCCCAGGGTTTGCTAATGGATAGTCAGGGTTTAACGTCCAGCTAAACTGCAGGCTCCACTGGATCAAATCGCCTGCGGGTGGCTCCTTCGGCGGCACCGGTGGTTTTGCTGGCCCCGTTGGCGTGCCTGGTTGGGAGGGGATGCCGGGGGGATTGACCGGGCCGGTAGGGGGCAGAGGGGCAGGGGAAGCTCCACCGCCACCGCCGCCACCGCCGCCACCGCCGCCACCGCCGCCTCCACCGCCGCCTCCACCACCGCCTCCACCACCGCCGCCCAGGATGAAGCCGCCGTCCGCGTATTCGCCAGAAACCGGCCGACGCCCGTAGCGGCCATAGAACCAGACCTCGTCACTGGTCCAGCTCTCCTCGTCGGGCGCGGGGATCGAACAATCGGTCGCCCGGCTGGGGTCCGCATCGCAGGAGGGGGCGGTGTCACCAGTCAGGAGGGTGATGTTTGCAACCTGAACCGCTGCCACGTCCATGGCAACCAGGGAGCGGCCGAGCCCATCGACCGGGCAGTGCTCCAACTGCAGGGTCAGGGTGCCCTCCCGTCCGGTGTTGGCAGAGACGATCCAATACCAGGCCACCAGGGGGCTGCTCACCCCATCCACGTCCTCGCGCTGCAGCTGCAGGGCGATCAGCTCGCCCTCTCCCAGGGTCGAGTTCCAATAGCCAGCCTTGATCGCCACCGCAGCGGAGTGCGTGATGTGCTGGCGCTTTGCCTGGCCAAACCGGATCGCCCTGGCGGCGTGAATCTCGGTTGTGCAGAACTGGCTCAGATCGTGCTCCTCCGTTGGCGCGGTTTCTGGGGTGGAGTCATAGGCCACCTCCGTGGTCCGGATCATCCTGGACAATCCGTCGGGGCCCTGCTGGCGCCAGGCCACCACGGCCCGGTAGGGGCGCCTTGCCTCAGGGCTAACCAGCTGCCAGGTGTAACTCCCATCGACGATCGCCTCGCCATCAAACACCCACGCGGGGCTCAATGGCTCGGTGTCGATAGCCCCAGATGACGTAACGGGCAGCAGTGGCCGCAGGCCATAGCGACCAGCAATCTTTGTTTCGCGCACCATGAAATAGGGCCCAATTTTGCTCATCCAGTCGCTGATGCTGGTCGGCTCTGATAGCACCCCATTCCACCAGAAACCGTTGGCATCCATGAACCGAGCTGCTGCGGTAATCGACTCCCGATCAATCCGAACCGGTGCTGTGCGGCCATCATTGTTCAGTAGGTATAAATAAAGTTCGCCTAAATTGTTAGAGCTGCCGTAGACATTATCCAACAGCCTGACCGATTCGACTCCATTGCGAATAAATAGATGAATCTGCCGCTTCCAGTGGCCACGGTCTGGCAGTCCGAATGGAACGCCGCCAGCCTGAAACCCGTTAAAATTTACCGCACTAAAAGAAACAGTTGTCAGGTCCTTGTGTGTGCCAACCGTGCCGCATTGCGTGGGCGCCCCTACTTTGTTGGCAACCAGATATTCGCCATTGTAAACATCAACCAGGAAGTTGCCAGGAGTCCAGGTGCCGGCAGTTTTTGGGCCATAGGACTGGCTGAAGCTCCCGACTCGGCAGCGGCCCTGGAAGACGCCATTGACCGAGATGCCGCCGAGCTTCCCCTGGGAGACGACCAGTCGCCACTTCACCGCCACGGCATTGGCCACGGGCTGGCCCCCCAGCAGGGGAGTATCAAACCGGCAGGCCGTGGCCTTCGGGCTGACGATCACCCCGCCGATGCCTGTATCTGATGGGCTGCCGCAGGTGTCGCCGATGCGCCGGCACCAGACGATGGGCGCCCGCTCCAGCAGAGTCATCGCCTGCTGGTTTGAATTCCATGGGGAGTCAACTTCGGCGCCATTGATGGCCGTAGGACGCGCCGATCCGCCCAGGGCAGTAGTCCGCACGATTGGCACTTGGTTGACCTCAAACGAGGCGCTTGGTCTGGCTGACGCCCCGTTGCTTGTAAGCGCAGCTGGGATCATGTCGAAAAATCCAGCACGCAGGGCGTGCCTATCAGCTCCTGCGTGAGCACGATTGGCGGGACCGACACTGCAACCGGAGGCGGTGAGATAGTGCCGTTGATCGTGACGCCTGTGAGGAAGCCGCTGGCGGTGATGCTGCCGACCAGGACCGAATGAACCCGACTGAGCCCGCCCAGGACAACCTCGAACTGAGTCACCTCGATCAGCCATTGGTTAGCGTTCGCATCGATCGCCAGGGCCAGAACAGCAGGGGAGTACGCGCACGTGATAGGGACGGATCCCGACACCAGGCCCGAATCAAACCCTGGGCAGTAGAACTCCTGGAACTCCCAGGACTGCAGCCCATCGCCGTCGCCAGCGTCAAAGGAAGTGAAGGGGGCGTTGTTGATCCCATCAAGCCGGTGCCAGCGCGCTTTCGCGTTGCCGCTAGGGTCCATCCACTTCAGGGTCTGGGTGTAGACGTGGGGGCCGTAGTCGGGCATCAGACAATCCCCAGGGCCTGGCGCCCGTCATACGCCTGGATGTGATTCCAGAGCTGACCAATCCCATCGCTCACCATGGCCTCGGCATCCTCGCGCCGGATCCATTGCGAGCCGTCGGGTTGCTGCTGGACTGGGCCCGTTTGAATCTGGATCGTTGGGGCAAAGGTGCCGCCGCCTCTGGAGCCCCCGGCAGCGGCGCCGCTCGTGGCAGTGCGAGGGGCCGACCGATGCAGATCGATGACCTGCTCTTGAGGATGCAGCATGGCCATGAATCCGCCCAGGCCATCAAGCCCGCCAGACCGGGGGCCGTTTCCGGTGTAGCCGCCGCCGGCAAACTGGGGCACATTCACGGGCTGGATCATCCCCAACTGCGGGCCCCGCACAGCAGCGCTCACCGAATTAGCCGCCTGGATGAGGCGGTTGATCTGCTCGATGAAGCTGTTGACCGCCCGCCCTGCCAGGCTGAGGGCCGAATTGATCACCCCGCGCACGGTGCCAACAATTGATTCCCAGGCGTCGGTAATGGGCTGCACCAGGCCCACGGCATAGTCCCGCATGCCATCCATGGCCAGATTCCAGGTCTGCCCCAGGCGGGCAATAAGGCCATTCTCTGGGCCGATGATCGTGTCGAAGAATGCTGCAAAGTTGTCACTGATATTCGGCAGAATGTTGCTGACATAGCTGCTGATGCCGTCCATCATTATGTTCCAGCCGCCGCCAATCATTGCGACGAATCCGGTGGTGGGGTTGGCGATCAGATCCCAGAGCCCCCGGAAGGCATCGGCGATCTGGTCGCGGAACGAAAAAATGACAACAGCCGTGGCCACGGCTGCCGCGCCGATCAGCACCGGGGCGGTCACAAAGCCGGCGACCAAGGCGGCCAGGCCGGTGGCTACTGGCACAATCGCGCCGGCTATGCCCGCCAGAGTGGCGCCAATGCCCAGGCCGGCAAAAGCGCCCAGCACCGTTACCACACTGGTGATGATGGGGGCCAGCAAAGTAAAGCCCACGGCCAACAGCGCCACACCGCCAACCGCTGCCTGTATCGGGCCTGGCAACATTGTGAAGGCATCAATCACCGCAGTCAGCGCCGTGGCTGTTGCATCTAGCGCCGGCAGTAAGGCCACGGTCAGCCCAGCAGCAAGACCGCCGACCTTGCCGCCAAGCATAGCCAGTTTGTCGTTATACTCATCCGCCTTTTTGGCAAATGCTGCTGTCATCTTTACGCTTAACGATTCGATAGCTTTGCCGCCTTCGTTCAGCATTGGGATCATATCCGCGCCTGACTTGCCAAACAACTGCATTGCTAAAGCTGTTTTCTCTATGCCGTCTGGCATAGTCTTAAACTTGTTTGCTATCTCTAGCGTTACCTGATCCGCCGTCTTGAGCTTACCGGCTGCATCTGTTGCGCTGATGCCCAAGGTCTGCAGTGCTTCAGATGCCGGACCCTTGCCGGTTTGTGCGGTTTCGTAGAGGCCACGGCTGAGTTTGACAAGTGATTTGGCAACCGCATCAATGTCAGTTCCTGAGGTCGCCGCTGCCTTTCTGAATCTGGCCAGTGATTCAACGCTGACGCCGGTGCGCTGGCTCATGTCGTTCATTGAGTCGCCTAGTTCAATCGTCCTGCCCACCAGCGCCCCCAGCCCCCCAATCGTTGCGATTGGGGCCAGGGCCCCCAGGGCACCGCTCAACGGGCCGAGCTTGCTCGTAAGCGACTGCGTGGCACCTTCTACCTGCTTGAAGGTTGAGCCCAGTTTGGCGACTTGTTCGGTGCCAATCACCTGGGCGGCGATCTTGAGGATTGCATCAAAATTGACGGCCATCAGAAGCTCCTCTCCAGTCGCAAGAACTCGTGCTCGATCACCGCGAGGTCATCCATGATCGCGTCAACGCGCCGACGGCACCACGTCAGAAGGGCCCGCTGCATTGCTGCTTCGTGGATAAGACCTGTCCGCATCAGTTGCGGGTATCCCTCTGGGGTGTAGCCAGTGGCCCAGTGCCATTGAGTGGGGGCCACCTTGCACCAGAGCGAGAAGGCGTCCATGTTCTCGGGCCATATCCGGCAGATGGGCTCAGTAGGTTCGGGGCGATCATTGCGGGGCTGGGGCACGTAGACGATGCCTATGGCCTCGGCCGCCCGGCGCTGGCCTGCATCGTCTTGCTCCCATGTTTTGGCCGGCGCCTGGGTCATTTGCCGATGCCATTCCCTCGCGATTTCCCTGAGGTTGACTTTTTTGCGGTTTCAGGTGCGGTTGATTCTGTCCAGGCATCAGCAATCGCCTGGGCCATCCCTGGAAATTGAATTACCTTTCTCTTTGAATCTTCGTCAAACGTCCACGGCTCCTCGTCGTAAAGCATGTCATCACCCCACCCCTGCAACACGCGATTAGCAATATGAACATAGTCAACTGATTGCACGCCCTCGGCCGCGTTGGGTGGCTCCCTGCCGTCTTCAATTGCCAGCAGTACAGCTCGATAATGCCTGATTGCTTCGTTTAGCTCTTGAATCTCCGTCTGTTCCATCCTTTCAAAAAACGCGGTAAACGTTATGTTTTGTCGCGTTCCGTCTTGCAATGTAACGTTATGCTTTACTTCCGCCCTGAATGTGTCGCCTACTTTAAGAAAATCAAAAGCCATGAGAAAAAATCAGGGGTTAGGGTTAGCAGCTTAGGTAATCAGGTCTCAACAATAGACCCTTCTTGGTTGGCAAGGTCACCAAACCGAGCTACCCATTGAATATCATAATAAGGAAGCCCCTTAACGTCAACTAACTCTACGCTAGTTAGTTGTATTCTGGGCTGGTTGAATGTCATTATGTTGCCAGCAGTGGTGCCAATCGGCAGAGTCAAAGCGCACAACGTAGAATTCTTCCGCAGTGCCGGAATGTCTAGCGTAGAGATTGCAGGCCTTGCAACCCTACACGATCCGTTAATCGCGTATTTGGTAAAGTTAATGTATGGGACACAACCAAAGTCGTCGATTAGTTCCATCGTGTTTTCTTTTACCCAAGAAAAACTGGTGAAACACAGCGGCACCGCCGTGCCTCCAACAGGCCCCAGGGTGGCGCCGCCAGGGGTTGCGGCAGCACCGTCAAAAATATTTGCATCCACCTGCGGGGGATAGGTCACGGATGCCGGGTTGGCGGCCGTCACCGAGTCCCTATAGAGCGCCATGAATTCAGCAGTTGCCCGGAGTGGACCATTGGCCTCGGCCTCGATGGTCAACTTGTTGCAGCGGGCCCCGGCCCCCGCGTAGCGCACGCCTTCGCAATGGAACCCAACCGAGTAGGTGGTAGCAGGTGCGGGCCACGCTGGGCTGCGGGTGATGCTGGTGGCGCCGACCACTGCTTTGCCCATCCCGGCAGCCAAAGCGATTTTGTCATTGCCCGACGCTGTGCCAGGGGTGCCGCTGCCGGCCCATTCCATGGGCACCGCAAACCGCATCATTCTCATGGTCATTGCTGACGGCTGAGGGGTCCCCGGTCGAACGCCCAGGGTTTCGCGCTCAACCGCCGAGAATTCCTGGATGGTAGGCAGGAAGTCGTAGCAACGCACGACATCCGAACCGGCCAGGGTTTCGAGGGTCCCGCTGGTGCCTTCAGGTTTGATCGTGAATAGATTGTCCATCAGTCGGGGGTGGGGTGGGCGCTGGGGATGTGATCAATGGCATTTCCCGCCATTCGATCTCGTGGGGCTCTCGGTACCATTCGCCGCCGCAAGATGGCGGCTCGGGTGGTGCCGGGGGTTGGGCTGGCGGGGCTGGTGGGGCTGGTGGCTTCGGGCTCATAACCGGTTGATCTTCACGTCAGTTTGATCAGTGGCATAGGTGACATCATAAACGCATCTCATCAAAGCGGCTTGGAGGTTTGATTCGTCCGATCGACCCTTTGACTGAATCCCCCGGCACAACCCACCGAGCTTTCGAGTGCCGCTCATGACCCTGCCATGGACTGCCACGTAAAACGAATCGAGCAGCTGCCAGTTAGGGGGGTCTCCCGGTTGTCGGGGCATTGAGATGGTGACAACCACAGGCAGCGATGAGATCACCCGGCAGGTATCGCCAGGCTGATCAAGACCCTCTCCTTCCATGCCCAAATCAATTACCACCCAATCGCCGGGCCCCGCCACGCGGGAGGCATCCAGAAACAACTGTGGACGGCGGCTGCCAGGGTTGTCCACCAGCCACGGAATATCCGACTCCCCTTCGGGGGCCGCGCCCTGCAGCAGATCGGCCAGGGCAAACATGATGCGTGACCGGATCGAGAGAGACGCCAGCCACTGCGCTTCAGTCCCTGGGAACCCGCCAGCAGCGGCAATTTGATAGGCGTTGCCGATGGTCATGGGTTGGGAGTGCGGTCCTGCTGGGGCTCGGTTGGCCGCAAGGTTTCAGCATGCGGATCGTCGTCCAGCTTTGCCAGCAGGGTGGAACCCAGGCCGGCCGCCGCGAGCGTTCCGGAGCCGGCCGCCGTCCATCCCTGAAGGCAGTCGTCCGGGTGCAACTGGCAGACGTGGTACGCCCCCCCGGCCCCGATAAACGGAGAGGAAAAGAGGCACAATGCAATGGCTCTGGTAATAGCGTCTCTGGCGTTCATCTCATTCCCTTCGCCAGTGCTGGGGGCATGATAAGGCCCGCCTTGCTTGAGCCATGGGGCAGCTTGTCATACAGCGCGATGCCTTGCGTCACCAACCAAATCACCACGCTTACACCGCCTGCAACTGCGGCGATCTTGATAACGATGCCATTCATATCGCTTTGCAGTTTTTCAACAGATTTTTCTAATTGCCCTGCTTCTTTCATTAATGCTTCAACAGCGCTTGAGAGTTTTATGATGTCCCTATCATGCGCATTCATGTCTTTAACTGCGGCTTTATGGTCCGTTTGAATATCTGATATTGCTGTCTCCATCCGAGTTAGTCCTGAGCATAAGAGCTTTAGATCTCCCTGTATGGAAGTAACTTCTTGAAGCTGATCTTTAACACCGGACAATTCACCACATGCTCTATTGAGCATGTCAAACAAGCCTTTTAGGTCACTAAGCGGAACTTGTGAAACTTGACTAAAATTTTCGCTCACAGCTCCAACCTCCCGCGCATCCAGCGACGCAGCGCCTCGGGCTTAGTTACCACCCACCACGCCACCGGGAAAAGAACTAGATGCGCCACGGTCATAATTGCAAAATCTTTTGCATCCATGGCCAATAGCAAAGGGAGGGTGTGGCGATTATAGCCTAACCATTTGGCTGTCGATGCCTGGTGGAATTACAACTTCCTGAACCATTTTCGGTGCGTTGAAGGGAGATGGAACGCAGACACGTAGCATGTCAGTCTCCGATCAGGGGAGGGTGAGGCGTTAGGGGATGGCGGCAGCCAGGGCGGTCATAAGAGTGGAGACGCGAGGGCTAAGGGTTGCAAGGGTTAAAGATGAACCAATAGAGTAAAAGGCTATAGCGCAATTCGTGGGTTGCCCAGTTGTTGGATCTCCGACTAAAATGTTAGCGTTTGCGGGACTTCCAGCAGTTTGAGTTGTGCTGTAGTTGCCACTTGAAGCGCTCCACCCGCTTACCCGCACAGTTCTGTTGGTTGACAGTTGATTGGTCCCGAAAAACCCGGTTGCAAATGGTTGTGACGCAACCGAGCCTGTACCTGTCGGGTTTACATAGGTAACGCCGTTTAGCCTAAAATTGGCGGTGCCGTTAGCATCGTGGTAAAAATAAGTATCGCCGTCGCCATTTACAATGCCAGCTGATATGCAAATGCCAGTTGTGGGGCCTGTTTCCGCTATGCTTTTCCATAACGCTAAATGCCTATTTGAATTAGTGTCTGCGTTATTGTTGCGGTTTGTGTTAATGTATTTGTTAGTTTTGTTTGTCTTTAATCCCGTCTTCCGGTTGTAATCCCCGCTGACAAAACCAACGTTTGTCGGCGCTGCGCCCACCAGCGGCACCAGTGCTCCGGTCAACGTGCGGGCACCGGCTAAAATTGGCGCGGCTTTAATTATGCTGTTGGCCTGACTAAGAACGCCAGCGCTTGTGCCCAGATCGCCGACATTGATTGAGTCTTGAATGAACACATCGTAAGCATCGCGCACGCCAACCTCTAAACCCAGGGTGTTGCCGGCAGCAACATCCGCTGCCACTACCCGATCAATGTAATCTTGGACAGGGCCTATGTAGGCGTTGAATCTGCCTGTCCCTACCCAAAAAATTGCCATCAGTCCGCCCTCTCCCAAGCCAGCGATTCCCGCTCCGGCGTGGCGGGGTCGTCGGCCAGGAATTGCCCATCCCCATCGCGAGCCTGCACCACGACCCACAGATTCCCAGCAGCATCAACCCATTCCTGCCCCCGTGCCGTCGCAGCCGGGCGCACGGCACCGCCCAGAGCCGCCACGAACGCTTCGGGCAGGTGCAACATCAAGGCCAGGGTGCGCACCTCCTGAAGCAGCTCAGGGCTCACCAGCCCCCGGCGGCGCAGGGCCACCCAAGCGCTTCGGAAGTCGTCGGGGTCTGCAGCATTGGTGGCCGCTGTAAGCAGCAGGGTAGTTGGCAGGCTTAATGCAGCCGTCAGATCCTCAGACATGGCGCCGCTCAGCAGGGTCCTGATCGCCGGATGGGCCAGCAAGGTCCGCTTAAATGTGCGCCATTCCGGCGATGGAGGCACAGGCAGGAGCGGCGCCACCGCCCAGCCCCAGCGCCACTCACCAGCCTCACGGTCAATGGTGCGGGTGTCGCTGAGGCTGTGCGTTGCCGGGTCGTATTGAGGCGCCGTTTCACGCACGATGCGCAGCACCTCGTAGCGGGGATCGAGGCCCTCTACGGGCTCCTCATCGCGGCGGGGGTAGTTGCGGATCCGGCCGGTTTCAGTGTCAAGCAGGACGAGGTTGGGCATCATCATGTCCTCCGCACGAACAGGTAGACCTTGAGTCCAGCCGCGGCCACCGTGCTGCCAATCTGATCAATGTCGATTGAAATCTCGGCGTCGTCGGCCAGGCTGGTGTCCGTGATCGTTGCGGCGCTGGCGGCGGTTGTGCTGCTGGTTTCGGTGGCGTCGATGCTGAGCTTCGTACCCAGCACCGATGTTCCCGCTTCGTTGATGTCCACGATCAGCGCTGAGCCGGTCGGGGCGAGGTTGACGCTATCGCGCACCGCCAGCAAGGTGGCCGGGAATGGCATCCTGAACCGCACCTTGTTTGTGCCGGCGGTGAGCGCTGTGGTTTCATCTCCCACCGGGATCACGATCACATCGGTGTCCCGCTGGTGCGCGTGATCAGCCCGGGCCGCATTGTCGCTGGTGCCTGCCGATGCGGTGGCGGCCAAGGCTGCCGGGGCGGCGTTACTGACTTGCGTTTTCGCGGCAACATTGCCGACAATCTTGTTAATTGCCTGCAGGATTGAATCCGTTGCGGCAACAGTTCCCGCCTCAGCAACAAAGCCCGTTAAGGCCGATCCAATCGCTCGGGCAGCGGTAAAAAACAGGTTGCCGCCACTCTCGGAAAGATCACCAGTGCCCAGCGTGACAGCCCCTGTCTGCCCGTTGATTGAGTTGACGCCGGCAGTCCCTGTCGGCATTTGAACCCAATCAGCCAGCAAAGCGCCGTCATTGGCGACGATCACCCACTCGCTGGCCCCGCCATCGGTCCTAATGCACCAATCCCCACCCTGGCCCCGGAGGGCCAGCATGGCGGCCTGGCTGCTGACCTGGCCCAGATACTGAACCAGGGCAATCGCTGGGATTTGGCTGGAGGGCAACACGCCTCCAACTAGGTCAGCCTTCGTGGCCAGGCCTGCGGTTAGCGCTGCGGGAGTTGCAAAATCACCGGTAGCGGCAGTGGCTGCCGTGCCCAGCTCAAGCCAGGTTCGCCCTGCTGCGGCATTGGCCAGCGCCAGAAATGAACGGCCATAGGCAGCAGTGCTCAGCCCCGCAATGGCGCTCAGATCGCCGTCAAGGGGCTGATAGGTGAGCGCACCATTGGCGATCGTCAGGTAGGAGGAAAGCGTCGATGCCAGTTCCGCCGGCTGCACTGCCGACGCGGCGAGGCCCCCCTGAACTGCGGTAGCGGCGCCCACGTCCCCAGGGCCCAACGTGATCACCCCCGTCTGCCCGTTGACGCTCTGCACCGGAACGATCGGCACCGGGATCTGCACCCAATTGGCCAGCAGCGCCGCGTTGTCGGCGCTCAGCACCCACATCCCGGCGGAGCTGCCATCAGTCCGCAGGCACCAGTCCCCTCGCTGCCCGGTCAGGGCCAGCATGGCGGCCTGGGAGGCAACCGCCCCCAGGTAATCGGAAATTGCTATGGCGGGAATCTGACTGCTCGGGATGACCCCGCCAACTAGATCAGCCTTCCCTGCCAGGCCCGTGGTCAGCGCCGAAGGCGTGGCAAAGTCCCCCACCGCCGCCAACGCCGCTGAGCCCAACTCAAGACTCGCGCGCCCAGTGGCAGCATTCAGCCCGGTGGCCCCGCCGGACCACTGCCCGCGCATCGAGTAGGCCGTATCCCAGTTGGTCTGGCTGGCGTTGCTCGGCAGGCTGAATCCTGACGGCAGCCCCAGGGTGAGAGTGACACCGCCGCCCGTGTTGGTACTGCTGGTAGTCCAACCGCTAGGAACCGACAGCGCAACCGACTGCACAGGGGCAACTGCCGCCGCCTCTTGCGGGGTGGTGTATCCAGGATGAGAGTCTGCTGCTGCTGCGTGCGCCGCTACTGCGGCGGCAGCCGTTCCAGCAGGGTCGCCTCCCAGCAACGCCGCCACCGCCGACAGCGGCGCATCCCCGGTATTGATCGGCCCCGCCGTGCCGGTGCCAGTGCCTGCACCAGTGGCTACAAAATAAGCGCCAACTGTATTTGATTCGGCGCCAATTGCTGTGAAAGAAGTATTACCTACGCTGATAATTTGATACGACTGCCCAACAACAAATGCCCCGGCCGTTACCGCCGCGCCGATGCGGTCCAACACCAGGCGGTCGCTGCCCTGGACGCTGCCCAGGTCTGGCAGTTGGGAGATCGTGATCGGCGTTTGAGTCATGGCTTAGAACGGCTGGGTTTGCAGCGAACGGCCGGAGCCGGTGACCAACAACTGGCCGGAGCCGGTGCGGAGGAGGCGGGAGACTAGGGGGATGGCTATGGTGGCGGTGCGGGCTAACCTCACCATGCTCCAGCTCAGCGCCCTAGGCTCGCTGCCAGGCAGTGGCTCGGGCGCCCTTGTTGCCTTAAATGCAATGCCATCAACTACAAGCGAATGGTTATAGTCAAGATGGCCAAATTCTGCGGTTCTGATCTTCAGCAGCCATGGGACAACCTCCACTCCATCATCAAAGACCAGCTCTTTGTTTTCCTCCAAAAAACCACGGCCAGAAACGGCGCCAGCTATTACGCTGACGCCGCCCATGAAATCCAGGGCCGCCCGATCTGCATGGGCCGATAGGCGGGCCCAGCTCATCAGAAGGCGCCGTTAAGGCGGACGTTCGCCAGGGTGTCGCCAGAGGCATACGCGGTCGTCTGGGCTGGCGTGGCCGGCACAAACACGCCGATCAGAGTGTTACCACTGGCGCTGGCTGTTACGTTTTTGTTGGTGTCGTTCCAATACGCCTTCGCGCCAAGGTTAGCGGCGGCGCCAGTGGCCTTGGGTAGCTGCCATACGCCCACAAGGCTGAATTGCCCGACCTCGCCGTTAGCCAAGGCCGCCAGCGAAACACCAAAAACAGCGCCAATCAAAGCACCAGCGCCTGACGCAACCACGTAAGGAGCGGGAAACGGAACCGTCTTACCTTCTTGAATTTCGTTTTTAGCCATTGAATTACCTCAGGAATGGGACAAGCTGAAAGTTGTCAAAAGAAAGCATTGATCAATCAACGCCAGAAGAGCGATAGATAAAGCGATAGTCGCTAAGCGTGCAGCCCCAATACATGCGAAACAGAAATTCCAAGCAGTCGGGATTCCGCTTCGTTTCAGTGGTCAGGGTTGGGCCGCTTTCGCCTTGAAGATACCCTTGAACAATTCCCTTAGAGGCTGTTTTTGCTGCCATAACGTACCACTGAAGTGCGCTAGCGCTATCAAGCCGAGCAGAATAAATGTCTTCAATAGCACCTGAATAAGAAGAAGTTGCAGGCCCTGCATTGCCTGTAAGCTGTTGAGGCATGTAATTGTTTGGCCTCAGAAATTGCTGCATAGGCCCGCGCAAAGCAGCAGGAGCCAGTGTCAACGCTGGGTCTAGCTCCAGCGGGTTACCAGCTGGATCGGTTTGCGTAGACAATTTGAGAACAGCATTGTTCCATCCGGTGTTGCCAATGGTTCCGGTTCCAGTGTTGTTATGACTGGCATGGAACAATGGCAGGCCATCAATGCCAACGTTTGCGTTGCCAGTAATAAGGCCGTAAATACCTTTAGCTTGAACACGTCGACCGCCTCGGCCAAACATATCAGGGACTTCGGCTAGTCCGCTAAGGTTGTCATTAATAAACACCTCTTCAGCAACACGCAAACCCCGCGTATATTTGCTCAACTGCCAGGTCACTTTCCCATCTTGAAGAGTGGCGAATTGATATTCACCTCCTTCTATTCGGGCATCCGCTTTGGTCTTGTCGGTTGGTTCGCCATTTACCGCCCTAATAGGCTCAAGATTGCCAGCGATAAACACCTGATTGGCAGGCTTTAAGTCGGGCAAATCTTGACGAGTTGAGAAAAGCTCCCATCTATGGTTTTCCTCGGCCCACCCGTCCATCATTGTCTTGTTGGCAACATTCGCCAGCAAGTTTGTAAAATCGTCGCTGGTATGCAATGCCAACGCAATTAGCTGGTGAGCGGATCGGCCAATTGTGTTATGCCCTCGGCTTTCAGCAAAAACGCGGGTGATCTCCATCATTCGCATTCCGGCATAAGGCCGAGCCGCGTCGCTCATGGCCTGCTCAGGCCTGATCTTGGCCCAGATCGCATCCTGTAATCCGGTCATCAGCGTATCCCCCGCGTCGCGGGTTATCTGGATGCGGGCAGGGTGGCCCGCCTTGCTGGCGACGGTTTCAAGCGGGCCAGCGTGGGCCTTCACAATTTCGAGGGCAACATCAGCAAACGGCTTGCCGCTGTCAACCATGGCTTGCACCGCGATAGGAGCGATATTGGCCTCGGCTGCGCAACGGCGGATTTCAATTTCGCGCTGTGCATTGGCAAGGGCCACGGAATCCGCAACAGCGGTCGAGGTAACGGGACCGATGGCGGCCTGCACTACTGCAGGAGCAGCAAGGGCAATGGGGGCAGCTTCGGTAGAAGCGACCACGGGAGGCGCTTCGGTGACGGCGGCCGGTGCGCTCCCGGCCTGATCTTGCGTGGGCATCTGTTCAGCTCGGGAGTGTTCAGGGTGATCTCCTGATTCTATTCTAACCATTGACGCCAGGGCCTTAGACACCCACCCTGGAGGGTCAGGAAATCGCCCCGCAGGCAACGGCGGGACACTGGCCCGCACGTCTACCGGGTCGATCACTGCATCGATCAGACCAGCCGCCAGGGCTGCTTCGGCGGTGAACCAGGTACCACCCCCCTGGGCAGCGCCCATCCACTCCAAGATCTGCTCAACCGATTGGCCCGATGCCTTGGCATAGGTGGTGGAATAAACCTGAGAGTGAACGCGCAGCATGGCCGCCGCGGCATCCATTGAATCGGCGTCTCCAACCGATCCGCCCCAACAGTTGTGGATCATCAGCAGGGCGTTGCTTGGCATCAAGCGGCGATCACCCTTGGCCTTGCTGATGGCCATTGGGACAATCGACCCGGCAGATGCCACCAAGCCATCTACCACGTAGTCCTTCCTGCCTTTGTAGGCCGCCAACACGTTATGGATTGCAATCCCTTCGGCTGCCGCACCGCCAGGCGAAAACAGGTGAATCCTCACATCACGCCCCCCTGCAGCGTCCAGCGCTCGGGCCACGTCGTCAACCAACACATCAACCCCGACTTCGCCATAGAGCCGCAACACTGGGGCAGTGGCGGCGGCTTTAACGGTTACTCCTGGGGCCATTGATGCTCAGATGCTGGGGGTAGTTTAAGCG